AGGAATAGAACCAATAGAATCCCAGAAAAATGTTAGATCATAAGGTAAATTACCTTTTTTCTGTTCATTCTGTAAATCCATTATAAATGCTGCTACGTCTTCAATAGTATGTAAAGTTTCTCTATCAACATAAATAAAGTTTCCTTCATAGTCAATAACATTACCTTCATCATCTTTAATAAGTTTAACTTTTAAACCCATTTGAGCTGCATGTTCCCAATTCCACTTCATCTCAGTAATAATAAATACAGGAAGTTGACCCATATTTTGTGCTGAAACTGCTGCTTCTAATAGTGCTGTAGTTTTACCTGTGTCAGAATGTCCTCTAAGTAATGAAATGTGTCCCATTGGTATACCAGGTACTCCTGCTATCTTTTGGAATGCTGGGGATAGTGGTATCCATTGTTGTTCCTTAAATTTGACGTTTTTATCTAAACCTTTAGACGATTTAAATTTATTTAAATCAAATTTGCTCTTAATCTCGGCAGACACTGCTGCCGAGAGAGACTTTGATATTTTTTTCGCCATATTTAGAAGGGTAGATCATCAGCTTTACTTTCATTACTATCAAAGATAGAATCGAAAGCATCATCTTTACTTTTTTTAACTGCTGATGCTGAAGTATCTAAACTAAAATTAGATTTAGTTGATACTGGAGCTGTAGTAACTACTTCTTCTCCATCTTCTTCAGGTGCTAGCCATTTTTCTAAAGCAACCTTCATTTCATCAAATGTAAATCTTTTAAATTCATTTGTTGGGTCTGGTTGTTCGTTTGACCAAGTTTCAACTTGTTTAGCATCTTCACTTAATGGTGTTGATTTTAATCTTACTCTTACTGATGATTTATTATAAGGAGTACCAGTTGATTCTGGTCCTACTGTTTCAATTGTAAGATCTCTACCTGAAACGATATCAGTGTAATCTCCAATTTCATCATCTAAAGCTAATGCTAATAGTTCTTCATATACAATTTTTCCAAATTGCCATAATCTAACTCCTTTATCTTCTTCACCTCTAACAACTACAGGTACGAAGATTCGGTTTTTAGCATCTAATTTCTTAGCAAGAACATAATTTTCTTTAGTATATTCTTCTCTAAGTTTAGAAGCAAATAAAGCAATAGGATCTTTCTCACCAAAATTAAGTGGAGAAAGCATTACTTTGTTTGTAATACCATAATAGAACTTTAATTCTGTAAATGGGTTGCTTTCGTTAAATTTAGAAGGTACAATTCTAATTTGTTGTTTACCTACTGTAGGTCTCCAAAATATTAAACTGTAATCTTTCTTAGGTCCGGTCGTAGTTTTCTGTTGGAGACCATCCAACTTTTGTTTAATCGCATTTAAATCCATAATGTAACTTATTTTTATTTATAACTGTTAATGTAACCATAATATACGAAGCATAATTTGGGTAGCCAAACTATACTTCAATTATTTTATGTATTTTTGTATTTAGTTGATTTAACTCATTATGTTGAGTTAGGAGGATACAATTTTTATAGTGTTGCCAATCTACTTGATATTTAGTATCAACAACGCCACCATTTAACTTCTTAATAAGTTCATTAAGAGCGTTAATAGTGTATAAGGTGTTAGATTCCTTTTTTCTATGTACTAAAATTGTATTATCTGGTATAGTATGTACATTACCTTGCTCTACATTATAAGTAACAACATATTCTTGTGTGTCCACTATCTCAAGGACAAACATTTTGTTGTAAATTATAGTATATCTGCTTTGTATTTCCTCTAGAAGGCCATCTAAGGACTCTATATTGGTAAATGTACAAAATAACTTATTGTTCAAATCTATTTCTTTTACCGATGTTATAACATCATAATTCGTATTATACGTATTCGGTTTTTTATTTAAAGTCGTAATCATAACCTGTTTTTGTTTTTATATTTAATTTATATTTAGAAAACACCTCTTTGATATTATCTATAACCTCTTCTTCTTCATCATCCCAATCAAATAAGAATGAATCATATGTGTATAATACTAATTTTGTTCTTTTACCTTTTAATACTTGTATTATGTCCCACAGTATACGAACATTCATTGACGTCTCCAAGTTTTGTAATAAGTAATTAAATAGTTTTTGTGGGTTCATGTTCTCTAATGTATCCTTTTTGTATACAAAGTTTGAAACCGGGCACGTTATCTCACCGTCGCTTTCAAATGTATTCCAGAGTTCTTTTACGTATATATCAATTTTACTAAAAAATTCCAGATGTTTGTATTGTTTAAATACTCCTCCGTATAGTTGCTTGAATGTTAATTCTTTTGATTCTTTATAACTTACTCCGTAGAGTTGTTGTAAATGAGAGTGAATATCCACAGTGGGAAAACTATAATCGACGAGACGACAAGACAAGCTAGGATGATAAGCGCTAATATCCATCTCGATAAATTTATTATTATAAGGAACAAAAGATTTTCTACATCCATTTTTTTGGTTGAGTGCTGCATAATTTACTCCTTTAAATTTGTTTGATGGTCGTGTTGTGGTTGTCCTAAGGTTGTACTGAGTGTATGCTCGTTTACCATTAATTTCATGGAAGTACTCTTCGAAGGTTGGTTTGTGTATTTGTATTCCACTTCGCTCGAGGTAGTTGAACACCAAGGATACTTTATTGTTAAAGAATTCATCATATTTTGTTTTTGAATTGTTAATATTTGCTTTTAGATCATTGTAAATTTGCTCACAATACTCATAGTGTTTAACCATTGGGATAATTAAATTTATATCCTCAATGTCACCGTGCTTTTGATAGTAAAAATCGTGTGCTTTAGTATATGTTGGTATATATGTAGGAAATGATGTGTTAATGTCATAAAGAGCTTTGCTTGGAAAATAATGTAACATCTCTTTTTTATCACGACAATATAATACATCAAATTTTGATATTAATGCGTTTATATGCGTATTTGATACATTTAAACCCTCACTATGCATAATGCATATCATAAATCCTTTACGCGCGTTAATTGGGCGTAAGTACACTAATGAAATATTATTTAAAACAGGGTGTATATTGTAATTATAAGGAATGACTTCAATGAATGCCTCTTTATAACCACTATTTATTAAAACCTCTATTTGCTCCTCGTCTTCTACTAACCAATACATTTATAACCATTTTACCCCATAATATACGACCAATATTAGTAACCTCCACTACCTCTTGAAGAAACGTTTGTTCTTCTTGAAGTACCTACTTCTTCATCCATACCAACTCGTTTTTTAGTTAGTACTTCACCATCTTTAATTAATACTAATATGTCATGAGGTGAATTCATATGCTTTTTTCCTTCCATTAAGACACCTCTTAAAGGATGGACATGGTAGTAACCAATATATTCTTCATTAGTTTTTTCTACCTTTAATTCTCCACCTTTTGTATAATTAGGATCGTCGTTAGCTGGTTTAAAATATCTAGCATATCTGTTTTTGAAAAATAAATCAAATTTAATCCATTTATATATTTTACTATTATATTGAACTGTGTTATAGTTTTGTTTATAAACATCTAATAATTTTCCATATATTCTCCATGATAATTTTATAGGGGAGTATATTTCAAACTGTGATTTTGGGTTTTTACTAATAATTAAATCATAATTTAAATTATCTGTTTCTGTATATTGATAGTTATTTGTTCTTTTAAGAAAATATCTTTCAAAATTTTTATTGGTGTAATTATTTTTTGTTGGAAATGGGGTAGTGTTAACTACATCTTGTTTTTCAATAATTTTTTTTCCACTTGCTTGAACATATGCATAAGGAGCCATATTATTGTTTGTATAAACAGGTATATCATCATTAGCTTCCGTTAGAGCTAAACCAAAGGGATCATCGTATGCAATACTTTTAACTAGTTCTCTTACATTAACATCTTGAGGGTTTTTACCTGTATAGTATAATCCTTTAGAAGTTCTCCAATAATTGCCCACATATTCTCTACCATCCATAACAGTTGTATATTCTGATCCTGGGGTATATAAATTGATTTCTATTTGGGATTTTGGGTAGTACATATATTAAAAATTAGTATTGATGTATCCTATATATTGTTTTGTTCCACTCTCTGTTCCAACTGTTAAGTGTAATGTAACATTTGCTGAAGAGGATTCAGTCATTTCTTTAAGAATTTTAGTTATAAAATCTTGTACAGCTTCTCTATCAGGTGGTTGAATTTGTTGAAATCTTTTTTTAATAAATGATCGATCTAAAAATTCCACAAGCAGGGTTTTTGCTAATTCTTCATTATCATTTCCAAGAGCACCACCATCAGCTGGTTTGAATAATGGTTGATTATTTGGACCATACTTATCTTCCAATGCGAAAATCTTTTTAAAATCCCAAAAAATGTTTTTTGCTGCTGTAAAACTTGTTGCGGCATTAGCACCTTGGGCAGGTGATGTAGTGCCTGCAGGTCCAGCAACCCCACCCCAACCAAAAGAGGCGGCCGTTGCGGCATCTGCTCCTCCTCCAGTTGCTGCATTAGGGTTTGTGTATCCTACTTCTACTGGTCCCCAATATTCAAAATGCCATGCTTCATCTAATTGTGTTTTTAATTTCTCAGGGGTAGTATTATCAGCTAATCTTTCTGGGTTAAAGAATCCATATCTAGCACCTGCTAATGCTATAATTTTCCAATCTTCTGCTAATCTATCTAATAAAGCACCTTCACCTGTTTTATTATTTAATGGTTTACCATATCTAAAACTTGAGCTGTTAACATCCTCTCTTAGAGCAATTTGGTGTCTTAATTTACCGCTAGCTTTTTCTTTAATACCTATATCAACAGCACCACCCCAACCATGTGGAGATGCTCCTGGTGATGCTGCACCAGCACCCTTTTTAAAAGAAGCTTGATACGCTTGACTTCGATATCCATTAGTAAGAGTTAAGGAATATCCTGAGGCTTTTGCATCTGCCTTCCATCTTGCCCATGCTGCAGCAGGAGCAGGAGCTAAAAGCCAGTTTTTATTACCACCATTGTGGGCAATCATTTTCTCTAATGTTTTTCCTCTACCTGTATCTCCTGTATCTACTAAATAAGGGATTATTTGTTCGTTTATACCATTTGTAACTCCTTTTGCCGTAAACCATTTAGCTAATGGGGATTCTGTATAATATCTACTACCTTTATTCTCTGGGTTAATTATTTTTGCAGGATCTCCTTCAATACCTGAACTAAGAATTCCTCCAACTCCTGGTATTACTGTTAAATTACCTGCTGGGCCAAATGTACTAGCAGCATATATTAATTCTCTATCTGTTAGATCATATTCAACTAATTTAAACGTTTCCGCTGTAAGTTTACTATCAGAGACATTTGCGGTAGATATAGTTTTTAATTCTGTTGTCCAATCATTATTTGATATTGAATGGTTTACTTTACTAATTACAAATTTTAAAGCTTTAGGATATTGTTTAGGTAAAAACTCTTGTCTAATAGCTAGTTGTTGATACATTTTTACTCCAGAAAGACCATCACATTTTAAGTTTAAATCTATAGGGATAAATCCTATAGTATTAGAAGGTTGTTTGTTTTTTTCGTAGTTTTTATTACTAATAGTATTTACCCAACCTTTAAATGAATTTTTTCCTAATTTAATAAAACTATCATCAAATTTAAAGTAATCAGGGGATGTTATTGGGGTATTATTTTCCTTTCCCCCAAAAGCTCGAACACAATAAGCAATATAATTTACTATGTCATCTTTAACTTCTCCTTTTTTAGCATTTTTTAAAGCATTAGATATTACCTTCCTTCTAACTTTTGTTGCATAATCGGACCAAGTTACATTTTTATAATCTGTATCAGTAATTGGACATTTTTCAACATCTCTTTTACCCTCTTTAGTTAAACCACCCCATGTAGTTGATACTGAATCTCTTTCCATCATCCATCCAAACACGGGAGATGCCCATTCATCAATGACATCTATACCTCTAAATTTGTCTAGTGTAGAAGCATCAAATGCAGTTGATAATTTTGTTAATTGATCTAAAGTTAAAGGTGCAACTTCTCCTGGTGTATTACTAGGTGTAGATACTAAAGGTGGTTCTTCTGGGCTATCATATTCGTAACTAAACCTATCTTCTAATCCTTCATTCCATTTTGAAAAAGCAGTACCATCATAATTTTTAGTTTTTTTCCCTGAAGCAGTAGCTCCAATTGATATCATTGAAGCTAATTGTGGATCAATTTTAGTATTAAAACCAAATTCTCTTACAAAATTAGATGTTGGAATTGGTTTTTTAGCATTGGGTATACCATTAGGATTATAACCATATAATTCAAAAGGAACTGGGTTTCTATTAAAATGACTTCCATATTTTTTAGAAGTTTCTATACTTGAAATTGGGTTTTGTTCTATAAAAGTAATTTCTCTATCTTTTGATAAAATACATTCTATATTATTAATTCCTCCTAAGGCATCATTTATACCATCGCATATTTTCTGTAGGAATTTAAATAAATATATATCACCTTTATCATTAGTTTCATTAGCTAAAACATTAGTAATAAAATCATAATTTAAGTAAATATCCATTATACTACCATATATTGCATCCTTATCTTTTTGTCCAAAATTATTAACTCTCTGCAGCCAAGAAGAATAGTTATTAATACCTGTATCCCCCGCATTAAATTCTGCTTCAGAAGCAAAAGAAAATTTTTCTAAAAAAAATGGTTTTACAAAACATATTCTAGGATCTATAGCAAACTGGTAAGGATAAATAGCACAAATTTGATCATTACTCATGTTTATTCCTAATATTTTATCCCCATTAATAGTGGGTAAACAATATTTCTCTATTTTAGCTAATAATTCTCTAAAAGTAAGGAAAAAGGAATATTTCATAGTATTACCTCCTTGGTTACTTGCAGGAGCTAAAGGCACCCCTGGTTGGGTACCTAAATTAGGGTTTATAGATATTGTATTATTTATTTCATCTCCTACTACCCCTAATAAACTAAGAAACCCCGTTTTTACTCCCCCAAAAGACCCATCAAATTTATCTTGATCCCCAACAATATCAGAATATAAATCATAAGAAAGTGTTGAATCACCTGCATTAGTTATAATTGTACTATCAGAAGATGCTAAACCCGCTGCTACAGGAGTAGTATTTGCATTAATACTAGCATTTACTTGCCCAACAGTAGCTGTAGTTTGTGGTAAATTTACTTTTAATGATTCTATTACATCTCCAACAGTAATTAATTTTAATGTTATATCATAAGTTCCATCTGGGTTAAATTTCCAATCAAAATTAACCACTTTACCTAAAAAACCATCATAATTTCCTTCGTATTTTATTCTTTCTTTTTCTATTCTAGTTAGTACATCCGTAAAGGGAGTATCAGTTTGTTCGAACCAATATGTTTCCATTAAGGTAGATTTGGTAGTTTTATATTTACCTGTATATGTTTCAGATCTTGCACTATGGTATTTATTCCATCCCCATTCTAATAGCATTGAATAACCTAATCTTAAATAAAGTAATTCTATTAATTCAAATTGAAATTTGTTATTTGCTTTTATTTTTATATTTGCTTCTCTAATAGAACCTCTATTTCTGGCTATAATATCTGCACTAATAAGTCCTGGTGCTGGTACTATACCAAATTGGGATCCTCCCAAACCATAAGCATTTGAACTATTCCATAAATCAGTATTTTTTGTTACTCCCGCCCTTTGAGTATACTTATCCGAATTTCTATCTAAATCCGACATAGTATTAAATAAAATAGATTTTGATGCTAATTTTAATCCTAAAAATTGTGAAGTATTTTCTAACCCTAAATCTTTTATTCTTTGTCTACCCTCTTTATCATCTGTAACTTTAACAGAAGAACCAAGTTTTAACCAAGCATTTTGGTTATCTAAGGTATTTAATTGTTCATTATTTCTTGTTTTGAGACCATGAAGATTTTGCCTAACTTGAATTTGTGCTTGAACCCATGGTTCAAATTGTTCCCCTAATATGCTCATAACTCATCTCTGTGATTTAATTTGTAATATTGTGTTTGGATAGGTCCTATATTTTGAGGAATTCTAACCTGTACTCCTAAAGGTAAAAAATATGAATTTTGGGGGAAATTACCATTAGCTGTAGAAATAATCCACCATAATGAAGTATCACCATAATATGTAAGTGCTAATTGATCATATCTATCTCCTACCTCTGCATAAATGTATATGTCAGTATTACTAAGTGGGATTTGTGGATACTTTACCGTTGTATATATCCTTTTACCAGAAACTAACTTTTTGCCTTCAGATTTTGTAAGATTTATTTGTTGATATCTTCCCATTATTTATGTTTTGTCTGATTTAACGGCTGGGGGTAAATAGTTTAAATTTTTACTTCCACCTCTATAATTATTTACATTCGTACCTTCGTTTGCTAATGCTATATATCTTTCATCTCCATACTTACTAACAAATTTACTATTTTCTTGGAAATTTGTATTATAATCATTCTTTTGAACTTGTGGTACAAAGTTATGTATTGGTTTAAATGAAAATCCTGTTACTTTTACTATCATAGGCATTTCTTTAACAGAAGGATCATTTAATATATCAGCACCATCTCTAGAACTTGTACCTGTGTTACCGGCATCAGGGATTGCTATTTCCCAAGGTGATTCTTCTGGAACTGATAAAGTTAAACCATTCATAATACCTACTTGTTCATAACACCAACCACCTATAGTTAAAGATATTAAATTACCACCCATATATCCCGATGGGGAATAGTGTGGAGCATTTGCTGATGCTAAATAATTTAACTTTTGATACATTGGTATTAGCTCTTGTTTTGATTGTGCTGCTACCGTCCAAGATAAATTAATTGTTCTGTCAAACCCAGCATATTTGTAAAAGTTTTCACCCCTACCCATATATTTTTGGGAATTCCATTCACTAGCATAAGAATCTTCCATAGAATCAATTATAGCTCTAAAGTGAATATAATTTTTTATATTCGGTCTATCATTCTGAATTACACCTATTCTAAATTTAACAAAATCGTTTTTAATTGATGTATCTTGAACTACATTTCCAGATTGGTAAATAGGTAAGGCATTTACTTTATCTAAAGCATGTGTATAATCAGCATTACCTGATACAGTATTAATATTACTACCTATATTTCTTCTACCTATAGTATAACTATTTCTATTTGCTTTTATACCAGGGTTTCCTAAATTTACTCTTTGTTCAAATTTATTTTTTGAAGTATATTTTATAGAATCTGGAATCATATCACTACCTGAAGGTGATACTACTTTTCTAAAATCTGTTATGTTGTCAGTTTTATCTGTTTTACTAAAAGGGGTTTTCTTTTCTATTTCAGCTTGTGTCCAAACTTGTCTAGGAATTGATGGAGTTTTCCCAATTCCACTTCTTAATTTTGAAACATCTGTTTTTAGTTTAATAGTTCCAGGTAAATAAACACTATTAGGATAAGTTTCAATTCCTGGGGTATCCATAATTTGAACCCCTATATCTTTATTACCATTTATATTTTTAAGATATCTACTAAATAAAGCATTTTTCCCAAAAATACCTACATCTGCATTACTACTAACATTTGTAATTAATTGTTTAGTAAAATATTGGCTTTTGGTTTTTTCTTCTGCAATCCAAAATTCTGATTTAATGTTATTAGCCCCAGTTCGATATTCACTAATCATTGATATATTAGTTTTTCCTACACCTAATGTAGAACCTGGACCACCACTATAAGAATATAAGTCAGTAATATTAGCTCCATCACCTTCTTGCTTTTTCATTTTAGAAAGAGTAAGAGGATATAATCTACTTTTTCTACCTAATGCATCTTCATCACTTGAAATTGTTGCTATTGTATTTAAATATGTTGGTAAACCTAAAGGTGTGTTACCATCTTCAGATCCTATAGTCGTATTTTGTAAAGGATTTATTCCTTGTTTATTTAAATGTGCTCCTAAAGCACCACCAACTGTTTGTCCTATTGTAGATAATGGGGTATATATCCCTTGATTTAAAGCAACATTATTTTGAATAAAAGTTGAAATCGCAGAACCTGCTTTTTGAAAAAAGTTACCATCTTTATCTCTTTCAGCCTGGACAAATGGTTCATAGCCTGCACTTGAATTAACATTTGTTAAAGATAAAATATTTTGTTTAGCTGTAAATAATGTCCCTATTAAGTTAATAGGTCTTCTTCCATTATTAGATGCATCAATACCTAATGGATTATCTGTATTTGTATTATTTATTCTATCTCCTTTACCAGGATAAAATAATTGTGATACTCTTGATGTATCATTAAGAATTATTCTAGGCAGTAAACTTCCACCTCGTAAAAGAAAATCAGGTCCACCTGTTCTACCAACATCTGATAGATCATCTGGAATTGGTCTTGTTACGAATGGTTGAGGGCTATTTCCACCTCCAACTGTATCCTTACCATACCTTAAAGATTTAAGGTTAGTTCTTAAATCAACTAAACCCATATATTATCCAGGTAAGTTGTTCATATACTTTTCTCCTTCTTGAACATTTCTTTCTAAATCAGAAGGTGTTGGTAATATCCCATTTGCCGGTATAACACTAGCTGCATTAGGATTTCCAATAGTTGAATATTGGTCATGTAGTGTAGATATTGCAAAATCCGGTGTGTTTGGAGTTGTTCCATTTAAGCTTGTTGCGCTTGCTTGTCCTGATATTAATTTGTCTAGTAATCCCATAATTGTTGTTTTATTATAAATATTATATTATTGTACTTCGTATAAACCTAAAGGAGCCATTTCAGGTGTTTTCTTAACTAATTGTGCTAATAGTTTATTAGTTTCATTCATATCTGTACCGCCTCCTCCTAAATTAGTACCAGCTACTAAAGTGTCTTGATTATTTAATGCAATTGAACCTTTGGGGGTAGAAACAATACGATCCCCATAACCTGGAGGGATAATACCATCATCCATAGTTTTTGCTTGAGAACTAGCCGAAGACATAGCTGCTACTACTCCTGCTATACCTGCTGCTATAGCTATTGCTCCAATACCTAAAGTTGCTGCTGATGCTGCTGTTACTGCTGCTATTGCTCCTGAAATTAATGCAGGTAATTGCATAGCAGCTGCTATACCCGCTCTAATTAAACCTGGAACTAGTGATGCTGATACTGCGATACCTGCTGCTGTTAATGCCGCTGCTATACCAGCAGTTACTGGTCCCATGTTTGCTAAGGTTTCTTGTAATGATATTGTTGGATCTATTATAGCATTAATAATTTCACTTATACCATTAAACGCCTCTAAAATTGGAGTTATTAAAAAAGAAACCATTTCTAAAGCTGGTACAAGTATGTCCATTATTGGACTAACTATTTGCATTATAGGTGTTACTAACTGAACAAAAACGTCTTTAATTTTTTGCATTATAGCCTGAAATTTTTCAGCTTGACTATTTTGTTCTCTTAATCCTTCAATGCCATCTTTTTCTATTTCAGCTGTTGCCTGAGCTAGACCTACTTCTTTAATTCTTTTTTGTAATAATTTTTCTTGTTCCTTTGCTTGGTCCCCAGTAGCACCTGCTAATTGTTCTTGAACAAATAAAGTTTCTGCTAAACTGTCTCTATTCATACCAACAGATTTAGCTAACGCATCTTGTTGGATTCTATTCATTTCAGAAAAATCTGCAGATGAACCTATTTGATCAGATATTTCTTTGGCTACTGTAGCTAAGTCATTATTTAATGCTGCTTGTCTAGCTTTTTCTAAGTTAATATTTTTACCTAATAATAATTCAGCTTGTAATTCATTTTCAATAGATGATTCAAAATCAAGTAGACTATCTGCTATATCTTCAACTTTAGACATTTCCATACCTAAAGCTTTTGCAGTTGCTACAGCCTTACCTATTAATTTAGGATTTTTTCCGAATGATAATGTTGTAGCAGCTGATACTTTGCCTATATCTTTTAATAGTGATTTTTCATTTAATAAAACACCATTTTGCATTGCTGACATTTTAGCTTGAGCCATAAACTCACCTGTAATGTCATTCATAGATTTGCCTGTAGCTAATGAAATATTATTAATATCTATTAATTCTTCATTAGTAAATCCTGCCATGTCTCGCATTTCAGTAAATGCAATAGCATTTTCACCTGCTAAAACAACACTAGTTCCTAGAGCATTGTTTATAGCCATTTGGGACTCTTGTATCCCTTTAGTAGTGACAAAAATATTACCAGATTCATTAGCCTGTTTTGTAAATTCTTTTCGAGTTGCTAGAGCTTCATTATAGCTCATATTTAGATTTTTAGCTAAATCACCTGCTCCGGCATCTACTGCTAAAATAGCATCTACAAGTTGATCAGCTAAGAATTTAGCTATTGCTAATGGGTCTTTAAGGTTTTTGATTATAGATTTACCTAATGAAGCAAAACCAGCCTTTAAAACCTTTAATTTTCCTCCAAACCCTACTGTTTCTTTTCCTCCATTAGAAACTTCTTCTGCTACCCTTCGCATTTCCTCCTTAGCTTCATCAATCCCTAATTGGTCAACTAAACCTCCTAAACCTAATTTATCTAAAGCTTTTTTAACTCCACCAATTAAAGCACCCCCAAGACCTAAAGCCTTATTAATTTTTTCTTCTTCTGATAATCTTTCTTTTGCAGCAATTAAAAGATTTCTATATAAACCATCGTTTCCAGTTAATACTCCGTTTATTTCTGTTAAAGCTTGTTCTTCTTCTTTTGTTAAACCTACTGTATTTTTTTTATTAGTTAATACATCTTTAGTAGTAACTAAATTAGCTCGTTCTGCTTTAATTTTTTCTTTAATTCCGGTAAGTTGTTTTTTATTTAACTTATTTATTCCGTCTTGATCATTTTTAAGTTTTTGAGCTAAACCAGATAAACTATTAAATGATTTTTTAGATTCACTTAATCCTTTACTCCCTTTTGAAATTTCATCAACAACAGTCTTAAAAGCAGAAGAAATGCTTCCTATATCACTTTGAATGTCTTTTAGTTCGGCTTTTAGTCCCTTTAAAGCTTGTTCTGCTTCGTTAATTTCATTAACATTAAATATTTTAAGGGGTTTACCACCTAATTTTGCAGTTAGCTTTTGAATTTCGTCATTAAGCTTTTTTATATCGTCTTTAGCAGCCATTAGTATAAGTGGGTTTTATTATAAATATGGTTATTTATAACTTGTTTTACCTTTATATGCTTTTGATTCTTGAGCAAAGGCGGGGGTGTTTACTTTACCTCCAGCATCAACCATATTTTTTGTTCCTTTACCCCCGCTTTTTGCTTTATCATATTCATCCTTTTCATTTTTATAGAATTTATCTATTTCAGAAAATGTGTATTTGCGAAGCCATATAGGCATATTATAAACAGAATTATAGTCATATCCCCCTTTACCATGAAATAAAATTTGGTGGATTTGAGAAAAAAGTGATTTTCTAAAAATTGGGGCTATATTAATAGTCAGGCCAAAAAAAGTTGAGCCCAATGGGCACTACGACCTCCTCACCGCTTTCAAGAACATAATCTAAATTAATATCGGGCTGTGTATTTTTTATGTGTTCTCTAAAAGCCCTGGAGTCTCTAGCTAAGAAATAGTTATCAACAAAATCTCTAATATCTTTTTTTTCATCTTTTCCATCTACTGACAATATCATATGTTTTAATCTGGTAGATAATTCAGGTGAAGCATCTTTATTTATTTTTTTTAATCCTGCTACTTCTCTATTTATTTGTTTCTCATCTTTACCTGTAATAAGCTTATATGTAAGAATTGTATCAGTTGAAGGTAAGGTATATGAAAATTCATTTTTACCTGCTTCAAATTCGTTTTCATCAAACTCTTTATTTTCTAAAGTAGAACAATCTATAGTATAAGATTCACCTTTAACAGTAATTTCATAGTCCTTACCATATCCTAATACTCTAGCTGCTATTAATAATGCATTTTTATCTCCTACAATTAAATCATCGATGTTAATTTTTTTATCTACAATTAAAGAACTAAGTAACTTATCTAATACAGTACCTTTTTGAATAAATGATTGATTAGAAAGAATATCTTCTTCTCTAGCTGTCATATATTTCATTTCTACTTTACCACTAGATAGTGGATTGTCTTTTGGATAAATTAAGCCTTTTGATGGCAGTTCTACCTCTTCGGTTGGGAATTTAAATTCGCTCATATACTTTATTTAATTAATAACGTTTATTATACATATACAATATAAAAAAAAGCTTGGCGTAAGCCAAGCAATTTTTAAAAAAAGGAGGGGTAATTTCTTTTTTAGAAGTTTAGTATACAGTAATCTGGTTGTACTGTTAATTGTAATTCTACAGCAGCACTTTCATTGTCCCAACTATAATCACCGAAGTTAGCTTCTGTAATCATAGCACCTTTGATAATCCATTCAGATACAATATCACCTACAGGTCCTAATACGTTCATAGTTAAATCTTTTTTATAGAAATCACTATATCCGTCTCTACCTGTTACTGATTCATGATGTAATCTAACCCATTCCATACATGCTTGCGCACCTGATGGTGTAATTGGATCAAATAACGTCATTTGAATTGTATTCCAAAGTGTTTTACCTTTAACGTATCTTGCAACGTTAATGTGGTTTAATTGAACTGTACCTTGAGTTAATGAAACAGCTCCCATACCTTTAATTTGGTATGAAGGAATCCCGTCAACATATAGGATAAACCTATTTTGTTGCTTTGGTTCAAATGCTGTATAAAATATTTCGTTCGGGTCTAATACTGCCATTGTTGTTTATTTTATTATAAATATTCTATTCTTTTGTTTTTATTCAGGAAATGTTGCTCCAGTTGGTAAAACGTTGAAATCTAGAATTACAAATTCCGCTGTTTTAGTTGGTTGTAAGTAAATTTGGCCTACTAGCTCATTTCTATCGATTACGTCTGGTGTATTATTGGAAGCATCCATTACTACTTTAAACGCATATAATCCTTGTCTTTGTTGTACTGATTCTAAGTATGGGTTAACTTGTGCCAAGAAGTTATTTCTTGTTGAGTTTGTATTTTGTTCAAATACTAAACCATCTGATACTTGTACAATATAAGATTTTAGTGCTATTAATAATCTACGTACATTTACTCTATCTAAAGCACTTGCTCTTTTCTGTAATGTTTTCTGTCCAAATACTACAACTCCACTTCCTGGGAATGTAGCTATTGGGTTAACATTTGCTTCATATAAAGTATCTCTGTTTCCTGATGTTAATTTTCTTTCTGCTCTTACTACACTTCCTAAAGCACCTCTAACTAAACCTGCTGGTGCGAACCATGGGTCAGCTGATGCGTCTGTAAATGCATATACTGCGGGGATATACGTTGAAGCTGGCGCCCAAACTGTTTGTCCAGTAACCGCGTCGATCGTTTGTAACCATGGCCAGTAAGCAGCGGCATATGAAGTATCATATGAAGAAGCTTGTGTTGTTACTTGGTTAACTGATGAATTATATCCTATTAAATCAATTACTGCAAGGCAATCTGTTCTGTTTTGAGCTAATGCTACTAAAGAATTAACTTGAATACCATGATCAACTCCATTTAATCCAGGAGCAGATATTACATTAAATTGATAATCATCTTTATTATTTAATAATGCAATTGTTTGAGTATATCCTGCTGGTGCAATTCCTTGAATGTTTGCTGCAGTGATATTTTCATTAAATTTAGCATCATTGTTTTCAATATTTTTACCTGTAGCGGCTGCAAATGAACCTGATCCTACTAATGGTAAACTTCCTGTAAATTGTGGTTTAATTGAACCATCATTATTGAAATATTGAGGTGTTGGTGTACCAACGCTTTCTACATAAACATAAGCACTTCTACGTGGGTAATTACCATTTGTTTTTACATAATAATCTGGTCCATCACTTTCTACTGTAAAGTATGTGTCTCCAATTACTTTACCTATATAGTTAGGTGCTGTTGGATCCATTGAAAGATTATTGTAAGTCTCTAATATTGCTTTTTGGTTGTTAATATCATTACCTCTTCTAATTAGTAATGAAAATTGTCCAGATGATGTATTTGTTGTAGCTATTTCCCATCTTAAGTTATCAGCTGATCCACTTGGTAGAGAACCATTAGCTGTTACTGGGCTGAAACTGTTCATAAGTTCCCCTTCAGAAATAGTTTTTAATACAAAAGATTGTTTTTGATACTGAGTAGCTGCGTTGTCTTGCCAAGCATTAGCCATAATACCACTTTGATTTGGTCCTGCGGCACTACCTGAAGTAAATGCTGAAGTAAATGAACCTGTAACGACTCTTGTTACTAATAATGATTCACCACCATTTGCAAAGTAATTTCTTGCTGCTATTGAGTTTAAATAAGTGTAGTATTGGGAACCGCTTTCTACTGCTCCACCAAAAATAGCTTCATATTGTGAAAATGTAGATACCGCTGTTGGGATATTGACTGGTCCTTTAACTGCTGCTCCAATTATTGCAGCGCCAAACGTAACTGGTCTTGCACCAATAAACGACTGATCATTTTCTCTTGCTAATACACCTGGAGATATTAATGTTTCTGCCATTGCTTATGTTATTATAATTGTTTATTTTATTATAAATATTAAGAATTACCTCAAAAAACTATTTTAGTGGTATAAATTCCTCTTTTTCTAAATCAAGATTACCATCACCATACTTTTCCTGCATTTCTTTAGCAGTTTTTTGTTGTTTTTCTGATAGTATTTTGAAATCGCTTAATATTTTTGCTTTATTCTCTTTTAATAAATCTAGTTGTAATTCAATTTGTCCTATTGAACCAACTAATTTATTGGTTTCTAATTGATATTCTGTTAAAGTTGCAACTTCTTCTTTTGATAACTTTTTCACTAATTTCATAATTTGTAAATGTTTATTATAAATATATATAAGTAATTAGAAAAATACATTTATTGTAAATATTTCTAACTTCTTTTTCTATGATCGTCAGTTGGGTTTTTTAATGGTTGACCTGCATCCTCTATATCACTAACTGCTTCTGCGTTAATAGTAATTTTAGCTTTTGAATTATATACTTTAGTAGCATTTAATTCTTTTTGTATTGTATCTGGTAGTATGTATCCTCTTAATCTAATATTAAAAGTACCAGTAACTAATCTATCTTTACCTTGAGTTAATTCAGTTGCTGTAGTAAATGTATCTATAAATGCTCTAAATTGAAATCTTTCAGGCATTCCCCAATAAGCATCTGAAGCGTATTCACATGCTTCTATTACTTTATTTAATTGCTCCATATAATATGTCTGAATTATACAGCTATATTCCATTGTAACATAATCTGGTTGTGCTACAACATGGAATTTTTCAACAGGTTTTCTGTTATTTAAAGTACCAAAATTACTATAAAAGTTTTTTGGACTATATTGTTTAGACCATTTACCATATAAATTAGGTTGGTTTGCATCTAATTTATTTGCTACTGTTCTATCTTTTGATAAAGAATCTCTTTTAAGTACAAGAATAGGTAACATAATAGCACCTTTTTTATCTCTATAATATCCATCACGTTGAAATGATTTCCATCTTTCAGGAGCACCATATATTACTGGTACTTCTCTACGTTGACCATTTTGATATACAAATGGTTTTATTTGATTTTTAAAGTAATAAAATATAGCTTCATCAATATCTTTTATACCAACAGAATATTGTTTTGTAGTATCATCTTTCATACTCATTTGAGATGATCTATTTTGTGCTATTCCTGTATCTTGATAATTGGGATTAACAGGCATAATAGCATCATTAGGATTTGTTTGAATCCCTCTATCTTCAAAACCTTCAAAAGCACGATGTTTGCCTTCACTTAAGGTTAATTGATATTTTGGTATTGGTTTTCTTGGTTTTGCCATTACATTCTTTCTATATTAGGAGAAATTGCTACTTTATCTGCTGGTATATAATATGTCGATACTAATATTGAAACATTATTACCAAATTTTTCTAATCCTGGATTCAATGGGTTTGGTGTTCCATCAGAATCATTATTAGGATATTCAGGATTTTTACCTCCCCAATATTGGTTAGCAATTGTACTTTGAACTCCATAGTACCCTTCTTCGAATAATATAATATCTCCTACTCGAGGCACCACGTCTTTTTCAACTAAATCATCTCTTAGGAAGTAAAAATTAATACTTTGATCAAATTGTACACCCTCATTATTTAAAGAAAAGTCTTGATCACCTCTATCCATTAAAACATTAAATAGAAAAGGACCATCATAATATTTTTCTTCAGCGGCTTCGCCATAGATATTAACTTTAGTTTCTTCTAATTTAAATTGGTAGATAGCGCATTGTTGAGTAATAATATTACCCATAACCTCTCTATTAAAATTTCGCATCAGAGACCAATCTCTGACTCCTGTAAACATTGCCATATTATCCTATAAAAATAGTCCAAGGGACTTGTTGTAATTCTTTCATTTTAGAATCTGCTTCATTAGCTCTTCTTTCTAAAGAAGCCATTCTTGATGTTTCATCAAAATAAGTTCTTAATCTTTCGATTAATGCTGTTTTTTCTGCTGTAGCCGCTCCTAATAAATCTGCTTGATTAAGTGTTACATCTGCGTTAGGAATAGGAACTGTACTATATTTACCTCTAACGTAACCTAACATTTCTTTAGCTAATGCTAATGTATACTCAAATATCCATTGTCTACCTACTGAATTGATAAATTCATATGTTGGGTTTTCATATGGAG